TCGAAGGGTGATTCCGGAGAATCGTTTGGAGCGGAATCGCATATAGACGCAAAGTTTACACTATGCCTCCATACGCGAATCCTGAAAAGGATCGAACCGCGACGTTAGTCGTGGGCTCGGTTCCGCTCAGTAGGGACTACCGTCCTGTCACTTCTCAGCACGTTAGTGCGGAGAGGCGAACTTTTGCCAAAGGCTGCTGCGAGGTCCTCTGGAGAGCGATTCAGATATCGTTCCCAGTAGGCTCGTGGAAGCCGCTCCTTGACAAGCGACCCCGGGGGCGCTGGTTACACGCTCTCAGAGGTTTAGAGCACCTCTGGACGTGGGTGTGCAGCATGGTGTACACCAGGGGCGAGATCTTTGCGGCGAAAGCCATCAAAGATTCTCTGAACGCTTTCCGCGTTCACGCGTTATCGGGGGTAGTCGCTAGTGGGTCGATCATCAATCGGTTCCTGCAGGGCTCCCTGTCCTTGGAAGGACTTCACGGGTTGACCCGTCAGACTGCAGAGATGCAGCTCTCACGAGCTTCTCGTGCCCTCCCAAGGGCACCCGAATCTTTTGCCAAGAAGCAGTTAGAAGCTCACAAGAAGAACCTCACTTCGAGTTTCAGCTGCTCGGCTGAAGACCTCGACTCTATTCGTTGCTTCACGAAAGAGTTGTTCGCACGTCTCCGCGCCAGAGGAACGGATGTTCGTTCTGACGTTCGCGTCGGATTGTCATCCTGCATGGAGATGCCCCGTTCGGGGGGAGGCCAGCTTGGGTATCTTCGGAATCAAGCTGAGCTCGTACGTGCGGAAGAGGTAACGCGTGACACTTTGAACTCTTATGTGCCGCTCTCGTTCCAGACAGATTTTGCGCCGGTTACTGGCCGGTCGCTTGAACTGTTCGATGAGCTGAGGAGCGACACATTGAGGCGTGACGTTGTTATGTACACGTGGCAACCGCGTTATGCGGAAGTCAACGGCTTGACGCCCGAAGACTGGGAAGTCGTTCGGGAAGTCCTCTTTCTCAAAGAGGCAATCTTCGCGTCTCAACCAACGGTTGTTGAGACCGAAGCAGTGCCGGTGTATGAGCGCGGGACGAAAGTCCGAATAGTCACCAAGGCTCCTGGGGCCTGGGTGGCCGCGCTCCAGCTTTGGAACACTAGGTTGCTTGATCTCCTATCCAGAGAACCAGCGACCCGTGATGCGCTCCAAGACTGTGATCAACGGTCCAGATTCGTTGACCTTGTTAACGGATTCCCCCAAAAGGGGTCCTACTATGAGAAAGGATGGACGTTCCGTTCAGCTGACCTTACGGCAGCAACGGACCTCATGCCTCGTGACCTCTGTCTCGCTATTGGCGGTGGCATTCTTGAAGGTTTAGACGAGACCGACGCTACGGCTCGGTCCCTCCTTCTCGACGCTTGCGGGGACATTGCCTGCAAGTGGCCCACTGGGGCTAGTGTTACCTCGAGGGGAATCCTTATGGGACTCCCCCCGTCGTGGCCCATGCTCTGCGTTTACAACATGTGGATGCACCATACAGCGTGGGAGGAGACCGTGGGCCTACCGTCCTCGTTCCGCTGGGGCAAGAAGCTGTATCGGGTGATTGGTGACGACTACGTCGCCTTTTTGCCTGTATCGGTTTCTCAGCGGTACACGGACGTTCTTCTCCGAACTGGAGGGAAACCTTCCCATGGGAAGGATCTCGAGAGCCCAAATGGGCTCGTGTTCGGGGAAGAGGGCGCAGTTTGGACCCTGGGAGAGCTCAGATCCCTACGAACTGTGTCTGTTAGGACTCTAATCGGTGAAGCTGAATGGACCAGGGGAGGCGTCGACATTCTCGACGTCCCTCCTATGCTGGCCAGCGCTTTCGAGCGCTCTTCTCCTTGCCAAAGGGAGAGGATTCACGAAATTGTGCGGACACAGTTCCGTTCACTTATCGAGCGGATGTCGCGCTGCGGCATCCCCCCCTTCATTCCTCGCGAATTTGGGGGTGGGGGTTTTCCATCGATCCGTCCCAATAGGGAATTTCGCCTCGAGAAGAAATTCACGAGAGCTTTGCGGATTTTGCTTTCGTCTTGGATACAAGACAAAAGTAGCGGCTTCTCCTTCTCTAAGCTTTCCTCGGCTTGGACAACTTCTGCTTTAGGGCAGTCGTCGGTCTGGGCTTGGGAGGACTTGGAGAAACAAGTCAGAGAGTACGGAGTGACAACGATCGAAAGAGATCCCAACTCCTTGTCGATGTCGGACGCCCATGCGCGCCTTGTGGCCGTACTTCGGATAAGCGAACAGCTTTCCGAAGGGGTGGCATCAGTTGATAAGGAACGCCTTAACCTCTCTTCCATTGGAAAGAGGATCAGGACGCTTGTTACTCGCACCAATGCGAGCGTTCCTGGTAACCGTTTGTCTGATAAGACTTCGGTACTGGCGGACGGACTAAAACGGATGCGGAAGGAATACGAGGATAACTTCCGTGTCAGCTCCGTCTTGGGAGCTCAAATGTTTGCTCCAGTTTGGCAGGTCGGTAGTGCTTCGGGCGTGGTGTAGACCCTATACACACCACGTGGACCTTGGTGGCTTAGAACCCGATTTAGGCCCAGGTAACCAATCCTGGTCGGGGG